AAAACGTCTTACCTGACCGGTCAAGCAGCTTTACCGGACCAGTCAAGCTGCTTGACCCAAACCCTCCTTAACCCTCCTAAACCTCCCAAAGAAGATAAGGAACCTTCGGTTTCTAGTGCATCTGGCGATGCACCTTTCACGATCGAAGAGCTTGTGGAAGATTGGAACGCGATGGCTCCAGGCAAAGGGCTCTCAAAGGTTTCGTTCATCACGAAAGCCAGACGGGTGCAATTCTCTGCTCGGATCAAAGAATACCCAAACTTGGAAGATTGGAAGGCGGCGTTCCGAACGATAAAAAACTCCCCGTTCCTTTGTGGCCAGAACGACCGGCAATGGTGCGCCGACATAGATTTTTTCCTGCAAGCAAAATCATTCCCAAAACTCGTGGAGGGTTCATATGGCAAGGTTTGACGATGACGAGGGCGGGCGGGTTTTCCGCACGATCGAACAGATGCAGAAAGAGTGCGATCGGCTGAACGCGCATCCCTGCTGGATCGAGCTTGAACGCTGGCACCGCGTTGTGCCGGCGACAGAATCTGTCGAAGAGCGAGACGGCAATCCTGCTCAGCCATCCTATCCCGCCTTCATCCAAACCCTGACCGGCAAGCAGGCCATTTACGAACGGGCGATGGCCGATGGGACTTGGAAGGCGCGCTACAAGCCCGAGCCAGGCGAAACAGAATGGACTGGACGCGCCGTTGCGCAGTATCGTCAGGAGTTCCCCGAGTGTGACCCGCTAACAAGTCAGAAAGACAAGACGCATTTCCGAGATGTAATCAACCGGTGGGCCGCATCGAAACCTTGGGCACACTATCTTGCATAAATGAGAAACCATGCTAACCTGCCCCGCAGACCTACGAAGGATCATCCCATGTTCAAAAAGTCCGGCGCCACTGGTAAATCGTCCACGCCCATGCAGAATACCTCTGTCGGCTCCGGCTCGCGGCCCACGACCAGCAAGATTGCGCTGCCGTCGAGCGCCCCGACCGAACCGCATACCCTGGGCAGGGCCCCTGCCGGATGGTTGAAATAATCAATTGTAGAGGGGCGGTAGATGGCTGCGGGCGTCAAGACGGGTGGACGCGTCAAAGGCACTCCCAATAAGGCTACCGCTCACCGTCAGGCCAAGATACAGGCCGAAGGCATCACCCCCCTCGATTACATGCTCAAGACGCTTAGGGACGAAGGCCGAGACCACGAAGAGCGCATGCAGGCCGCAACAGCCGCCGCTCCCTACGTGCACCCCAAGCTCGCCACGACAACGCTCAAGGGCGACGAGACAGCGCCACTCATCCATAAAATACGGCGCGCGGTCATCAAGCCCGGCGCGGTCCGGCCATGATTTTGGTAAATTTTTTGATGAGTGTGCTGTTCAGTTCAGCAGTGGTTGGGGTGTTCTATGCCGCCATAGCATCATTCAAACCGTATCGTGGCGCGGATAGGAAGCCCTACCTCGCCGTGAGCATAGAACCGCTTAGAGCCCGCTCGTGGCGCTTATGGCGGGCTTGGGATGAGGCTGTAGCTGCGGCGCGCGGGACGGATTGGGAAATTCTTCCCCCAAACGATCAAGACTTCATGTGCTATCATATCCGGGCGATGGCTCCGGATGGCACACAATGGACGATGGCCGCTGAGAACACCCACCCGTTCACGGCGTCTGCATGACCGTACTGATCATCCCAACCGCCGAAGTATTCGAGCCGCTGCTGTACCCCGCGCGGTACAAGGGCGCTCGGGGAGGAAGGGGTAGCGGGAAGTCACACTTCTTCGCCGGCCTTGGCGTCGAGAGTTGTCTGATGCAACCGGGCACGCGCGGGCTTTGCGTCCGCGAGATCCAGAAGAGCTTGCGGGAATCGGCCAAGCGGCTGATTGAAGACAAGATCACCGAGTATAAGGTTCAGGATCAGTTCGGCATGCTGTCGAACGAGACCCGCACGCCGGGTGGTGGATTGATTTCCTATGTCGGCATGCAGGACCACACCGCCGAAAGCATCATGTCGTTCGAAGGCTTGGATTGGGTTTGGGTCGAGCAGGCCGAGACACTGAGCGCCCGCTCGCTGGAGATCCTGCGCCCGACGATCCGCAAGCCCGGCTCTGAACTGTGGTTCAGTTGGAACCGCCGCCGCAAGACCGATCCTGTGGATATGTTGCTGAGCGGTGAGAGCCTGCCGACCGGCGCTGTCGTGGTGGAGGCCAACTGGCGTGACAATCCGTGGCTTCCCAAAACGCTCCAGGACGAGCGCGAGTACGATCAGGTTAACAGCCCCGACACCTACGGCCATGTCTGGGAAGGCGAGTACATCGGCGTCGCCAAGGGCGCCTACTATGCGCAGCAGCTTGGGCAGGCCAAGCGCGAGGGTCGCATCAGCCGAGTATCAGCCGACCCGTTGCAGGCCATCCGGATATATTGCGATCTCGGTGGCGAATCCCGCTCCGCCGACGCTTTCACGATGTGGGTTGTGCAGTTCGTCGGACGTGAAATTCGCGTGCTCAATTACTACGAGGCGCAAGGCCAGCCTGCCGCCTATCATTTCGAGTGGCTGCGCGAGAATGGCTATGAGCGCGCCTACATCTACCTGCCGCACGATGGCACACAGCAGCATGGTCCGAACGCCACGACATGGGAAAGCGCGTTCAAGGCGGCGGGCTGGTCCAAGGTCGAGGTAATTGAGAACCAGGGCGCTGGCGCTGCACGGCAGAGGATAGAGGCGGCGCGGCGGTTGTTCCCGTCGATCTGGTTCAACGAGACCACGACACAGGGCGGGCGTGATGCCTTGGGCTGGTATCACGAGAAGAAGGACGACAAGCGTGACATCGGCCTAGGCCCCGAGCATGATTGGGCAAGTCATGGCGCCGATGCCTTCGGGCTGATGTGCGTCGCCTATGAGGCTCCCAAGATCAAGCGAGATGAGCAGCACAAGCGCGAGGTGTACACGGTGGACGCTGATGCGCCTGGCACAGCATGGATGAGCACATGATTGAGCATCACCACGACACCAAGCTTAGGCCTGTCGCGGGCAATGTAGATTGCCGGTTCCTGCCTGATGGAACACGAGTCACCAAGTTTATGGGTGAGATCAGGATTGATAGGCCCCAAGGATGGTCGCCGCGCTGCATCTACCCGATGTGCGGTGGGCGTGGTTGCCTTTCGACCTGCACGCGGGACTTTGCGCCATGAGGTTCAGCGAGTTCGAATACTACTCACCGATCCATGATGCGAACGTCGCCCGCGTCTCGGTTGCGGATAACAATGGCCGTGAGTTCTGGATGATTGTCGAACGCGACGAGAAAGGCTATCGTGAGCGGCGGCATGAGGCGATTGATGCCTGCGCGGAAGCCATCGAGGCAGGCTGCGCACCGGGGGAGGTACGGATACGATGACGCCTGCACGCATTATCGGCTGGTCGATCGCGGGCATTATCGGTAGCGCCTGTGTCGCTGCGATCGTGGTTGTCGGGCTGATCATTGCCGCCGCGTTGCACCTGCTCGCCTGATGGCATGGGACGCATCAGGACCGCGCCCTAACGGCAAGATAGGCTTGCCGCCAACCGATGCGGGCATGAACAAAGTTGCGCCCAAGGCGCTTGAGCCCGCCGACGACAAGGGCAAAATGCTTGGGGATAAGTCCAAGGTCATTGACGACGATAAGCTGTTGGAGCGCATCCGCAAGCGCATGCAGTTGTGCGTCAAGCGGGAGGCGGGCAACCGCAAGGCAGCTCTGGAGGATCGCAAGTTCAAGGCCGGCGATCAATGGCCGTCCGATGTGGCAGCACAGCGCAACACCGACAAGCGGCCCTGCCTGACGATCAACGTCATGGGCACGCTTGTGCGCCAGGTCACCAATCCCATGAGAGAAAACCGCCCTGGCATTCGATTCTCGCCCAATGGCAGCAAGGCTTCGAAGGAAGCTGCCAAGGTTCTCACCGGCATCGTGCGCAAGATAGAACACGATTGCGCCGCCGACATTGCCTATGACACCGCTGCCGATGATGCTGTGACCTCCGGCTTTGGGTATTGGCGCTACCTGACTGATTGGGAAACCCCGGACAGCTTCTACCAGACCATCGTCATCAAGCGCGTGCGCAATCCATTCACCGTCTATCTTGATCCCTACCATCAGGAGCCGGACGGATCAGATGCGCGCTATGCGTTCGTGACCGAGATGGTGCCACGCGAGGATTTCGAGGAGGAATATCCAGACGCCAACCCGGTTCCGTTCATGGAAGGCGGTGCGGGCGAGAACCTCAAGGATTGGTCGGGCAAGGACGCCGTTCGGGTTGCCGAGTATTTCGAGATCAAGACCGAGAAACGCACGCTGGTCCGGCTTGATAACGGGCATGTCGGCTGGAAGGATGAACTCGACGCGTCGGTTGCGTCGATGATCGCCGCCAAGCCTACACGCGTATTG